GATGCTGTTGATGGCATCACGGCAGCTTTCTATCCGTTTCGCTATGCAAGTTGCCCTATTACCATCAACCATGTCGAGGAAATGGAAAACCGCAAGACCGATGCGGCCATGAAGTTGCTGGAAGCGAAGACGCAGCAGTCGATGCTGACCCTGCGCGACCAGATCAACTCCAGCCTCTACTCGGCGCAGACGGGCAAAGCTCCGCTCGGCCTACAGGACATCATTGCTGATGCTCCCGCCACTACGCCGACCACGTTGGGCGGCATTACCGTCAGTGGCAATAGTTGGTGGAAGAATAAAGCCAACAATGCCAGCGGCGATACCTCGTTCAAAACCATCAGTAACACGAACTTTTACGAGGGCATGTTGCGGATGAGTACCACCTGGAATGACGTCAGTGAGGGCAATGAGCAGCCCACCCACATCTTCACCACGAATGACCTGTATGGCGATTTCGAGGAGATTTTTGAGGGAACGGGCTACCAGCGTCTTACGGGCAAGGACACGCCCGGCGTTGATGGCCGCTTGCCGTCTTTCCGGGGTATTCCGATCCAGTATGACCGCGATTGCGGTTCGGGCCGGATGTATTTCCTCAATACCAACTATCTGAAGCTGAAGATGCAGACCGGGATGAACTTCGCTAAGACTCCGTTTCGCGAGCCAGCCAACCAGATGGCGAAAGTAGCTTTCATCATCGTTGGCCTTCAGTTGACTACCAACAATCGTCGTAGACAGGGCGTTATTTACAACCTGACTGCGTAATAATTATCCGAGTCCCAAGCCAATGGGGCTTTAAGTCCGAGAAAAGGACGAAGGAGCAAGTTTCAAATGGGTATTCAAAATCAAAACTTTGCCGTTAATCGCATAGGCGGTTTCGGCCAGCAAGGCGTTTTTACTGAGTCCTCGACTCCGAAATACCCAGTTGGCCAGATCGTTGAGTTGTCTAACGGTAATCGTTATCGTTACGGCTACACGGGTGCTGCTATTGCAGCGGGCCTACTGGTGTCACAAGACCTTTCGGCTACTTCGCTGGTTGAGACTGATAATATTGTTATCGCAGCAGCCAGTGGTTTTGACCCAGCGGCTGAGTCGAAGCAGTTCCAGATTACGCTTGCCAGCGTTACTTTGGACCAGTATTCGGGTGCGCTTCTTCAGATAACCGATGATGCGGGCGAAGGTCACCAGTATCGCATTAAGTCGAACAGTGCTACTGGTGCTACGACGAGCGGCAAGGTAGATATTTACCTGTATGACGGCATCAAAGTTGCGATAACGACTGCAAGTGACATTGCTATCGTTGGTGAGCTATGGAGCAAGGTCGTTGGGGCTACCGCAGCTACGGATTACGTCATTTCCGGTGTTACAACGATGGCAATGACCTCCGGTTATTACGGCTGGTTCCAGACGGCGGGCGTTGCTACGATTCTCGCAGATGGCACCATCGCTATAGGCGATAACCTAACGCTGAGTGATGGCGTTGCGGGTGCTGTCCAGCTTAAAGACGCTGAAACCGAGCCGCTGGTTGGCTTCGCTGCATATGCGCCCGATAACACGGGCCATGTTGGCGTAGTGATCCAAGGATTGGTTGCTTAGTCTTACAAAAACCATTGACTGAGGCGGGGCCTCGGCTTCGCCTCAGTCTACCTTAAATAAGAAAGAATAACCGTGAATAATAAAACTCCCAAGCAGCCGCCCAACGTAGTATCACTTGATCCGATGGAAGCCGTGGAGCTTCCTGAAGTGGCGGCAACTGCTCCAGAAGTAAGTGTTACAGCCGATCAGATTGCTGATTTGATTGCTGATGCAAGTGAAAGCGTCAAAGAAAAGATCCGCACACGGCTGGACCTTAATAAGACCCACGCTCGCGCCAAAAAAAGGCCGATGAATAACCAGCAGGTCCGTAATACGGTCAAAGCATTTGGCGAGGTGTCCCATGTCGATACTTTTATTCCCGACCCACCCAGCCGCATAGCGGATCGTGGCGAGGAAGCTGTTGAGATTTGGAAAAATCGGTGGATAGAGGGCAACGGCAATAATCTGAGCGAGTATGATCTTGATCAGATAGCTTCGGAAGCGACAATGTAACATGGCAGACCCCATTCATGGCGATTTAACCGTAAATGGGAATGTTTTTGCTGCTGGGTATAGGGGCGATGGAACGCAGTTTAATGCGCTCGGTGCGCCCCAACTCACCGGCACTCAGCGAGATGCGTTGGCCAGTGTTGCTAATGGTGTAATTATTTACAATTCTTCAACCAATAAGCTGCAAGTCCGAGCTAATGGAAGCTGGGTAGACCTACATTGACTAATATTGAAGTAATGCAGATCGCGCTTCGCAGGGTGGGGTTGTCTACGACCTCCACCACCTACAAGGATGGCGCGAGATCCTACTTGAACATGGCCAGCAAGGATCTTGCTTCAAGGGCGAAGTGGTTCTGGCTTTTTAAGGAGAGCAGCTTTACTTGCGTCAATAACCAGCGCAGTTACAGCCTCGCTACGGATGTGGCCGAGCCGCTTTCCTTTAGAAATCACACCCAAGACCATGTGTTGGTCATCTGGAGCAGCCAAGACTTGGATGCTAGCGACCCAGACCACTCCGAAACGGGTGATCCGCGCTACGTTAGCATTGACGGCATCAACTCGTCTACGGGCTACGTCAGTGTGGCCCTATACCCCAAGCCCGACAACGGCACCGATGTAATTAAGTATCGCTACTACGGCTATATTCCCGACTTCGACTCAGGTGACGATAGCAGCTCCCTCGATACTTATGTCCATCCCCTGTTACAGCCCGCGCTGGTGTTTGGAGTCAGTGCGCTGTATAAGCAAGAAAAAGGGGATGATCAGGGGTCGATGGTAGACAAGGCTGAGATGGAACGCATCATCCAGCGGGGCTTGTTACAGAACACTACCGTTCAAGGCAATCGGTCTTATCGAATGCGCCGCCGCGACGGCACGGGCGGCGGGGCTTTTGACTTTAAGCCACTGGAAGGCAGCCTTTCGTAATGCCTATTAGTGCAAGCTCAGTCCAATACGGTCCTTGGTCAAAGGGCGTAAGATACGACCTTCCCACGGAAGACATGGGGGCCAATGCGCTGTATTCGATGAGTAACTGCCGAGTAGGGCAAGCGGGAGAGGTTGAGAAGCGCAAGGGGTTTTCCAAGTTCAATAGCTCGGCTCTTAACAGCGGGGCTACTATTACAGCCGTGGGTCAGGTAACATTGGCGGGCGTAGAGAAGACGTTTGCCATATCAGGTAATAAGTTTTTTGACATCACCGGCGGCAGTGGAACGGACCGAACGGGCAGCGCAACCATCACCGCAGGCAATGATAATGTATGGGAGTGGGTGCTGGCGGGCGCGTCCCTCGTATTGACCAATGGCGTGGACACCGATGCTGTAACGTGGACGGGCGGCACGAATAACATTGCTGCCTTGGACGATGATAGTCGATTTACGAAGGGCGCACATATCGCCTACTGGGACAATAGGTTGTGGGTGGGCAACGTCAATGGCGCGAAGTACCAGCTATGGCGCAGTAACACCGGCGATATAACTACGTGGGGTTCGACCGATTATTACAACTTTGATTACGACATTACGGGCATCTCGCCCCTTGGCAACTCTTTGGCCGTTCATACTGATGCAGGTATTCACACCCTAACGCCCACGGGCAACGCTACGGTGCCGTATCAGGTTTCGCGCCGCGCACCCGTTGGCACCGTATCGGGCAGGGCGATTGTAACACTTCCTTCGGGGTTACAGCTTTTCCCCCGCTTGGATGGTTTCTACGGGTGGAACGGCAGCGACCAGGTGACTAAGGTCAGTCAGGCGTTGGACGGTGATCGCTTTTGGGATAAGCTCAATACGGCTAAGTTAAGCCTCTCCCACGGCATTTATTACCCTAATATGAATGAGGTGTGGTGGTTTATCCCCTACGGCACCTCGCAGGCCACCAATAACTACGTGATAGTCTATAATACGTTGCTGAACTGCTGGTCTGGGCCTTATACGAATATGAGCCGCGATGCTTCGGGCTTAGTCGATGATATGCCCCACGCAGGCGGCTTTGACGGGTTTATCTATACCCACGATACGACGAATGCTGACGATACCTCGGCTATATCCGCTACATTTGAAACAGGATCTCCTTCTCCAATGGGGGCTGATGTGAGGCTGCGGTGGTTGTATGCGCGTCATTTTTTTGACACGCAAGACAGCGCGTATGATGTGCAAGTGTTACAGCAGTCACCCAAGATAACAGGCACTACGGAGCCTATTGTAATGGGTGAGTTGAGTGCGGGCCTCGGCACATTTTCACTGGGCGAGTCAAAATTAGGCGGCAACAGTAGTGCATTATACGCAGACACCGACCTCATGGGCTACGATAACATGAGCCAGCTTAAATATACAAACAATGCTTTAGACGAACCATTTACCTTTAGGCGCGTGATGTTACAATACAAGCCTATTGGCCGGATGCGCCGCCGAAAAGTAATAGGGGTGGAGTAACAGGCAATGGGATCATTTGACTACCAAAAAGACGCTCGGCTAAAGAAGGTCCGACAAGGGGCAAAATACGGCCAATACGATGCCGACACCCTAAAGCAAGCCCTGCAAGGATCAGACCTGACGGGCATTGAGGGTTACAACCCCCTTGAGGCATTAACGTCGAGTGGGGTAAGTGAGGGCT